ACTTTAAGATAATTATAATCTACATCTACCATTTGTGGAGTTACAGTCAAAATACTCATTGGTTTTAAAATAGTATTGGTAACAAAATCTTTTTCTGTATCAGTTATTTCGAAACCCAACTTTGGTTTGGCTGCAACAAAAACTTTTCCAAAAACTGGAGGGCTATTTTCTTCTCCTCCCCAAACATTAACAGCCTCAAAAGAAGGATATTTTTGTTGTAATAATTTTATATAATCATTTTTTGTTACTGCTCTATTTTGTGATAATAGTTTTAAAGGTGCTGCAAATTTAATTTGGTCTACAGTTTCTCTTGGTGAACCACCAGTTGCCGACGAAAGTGAATTGATAATTATTGTTGATAGTCCTTCAATACTAGATGTTGCAACGAAGTTATTAGCTTTATTTGCTGCGGTACCGTTTGTAATGAGATATTCAAGATAAACTATCCCACCATCGGGAATTTTTTTACTAATAACATCATCCCCAAAATAAACGTCATATTTACCATCACGACCCTCTTGTAAATAAAAAACTTGAGAGTCTTTCTCTAAGATTAAAGAATCGTCGGATTTAGTATAAACTTTCAACTCAGAATTCGAGGCTGATTGTCTTACACTCACCTTTAGTGTTTTAGTGTCTACGTTGATATCTTGTATCGTGAATACTTGTTTAGGATTTTCCAAATAACTATTTGCATAGGTATAAACAACAAATTGCCCTTCATATATTGGAATAGAAGTGAATATGTAATTTGTTCCAGTTTTTGTTACAGTATGTGATTCCAATGTAACAAATTTATAAGAAACACCATCTATTTTTGTGGATAAAAAAATGTATCCTTTTGGAATAGTTAACGTTCCAGGATTCGTATTATCAGTCTGAACTGTAATATTAATTATTGCTTTAGCTGCTGAAGTTGAACGAGGAGTATAACCAACTCTCTTTGCATGAGACACAACAGAATTTCTTAAAATTGCACTATCAAGAAAGGATTCGTTCGCTATAGCATTCAAATAGTATGCATTATAGTGTGTATTGTAAGCTAAAACATCCAATAAAATATTAAGACCAGAACCTTCAAAATCATAATCTTGAAATTCAGTTTGAGATTTTAAGAAAGTTCTTAAATTAGTTTTTATTGAATCAAAATCTAATTCTGTTACATTTAAACGATCTGCCATTTTATCTTTCTCGTTCCAAGAAGAAGTTTATAGTGATTGGGTCTGTTTTATTTACTATTAAGAATGACATAGAAACAGAATATCGATTGTTGTCAAAATCAGGAGAAGCGGTAATTTTTTTAATTTTAACTCTAGGCTCAAAATTTTCTATAACTTGTTCTATCTCTTTCTCCAGTATTCGAGCCGTAACACCATCCATAAGTTCAAAAAGTAAAGCTTTGACTCCAGAACCTACTTCAGGATGAAAAGGTTTTTCATAATGATTAGTCAAAATCAAATTTTTAATCGAATTAATGACCGCAATTTCATCAATATGTTTGTTTATATCGCCCCTAACCGGATGCTTAGTAAAAGCTAAATCCAGGTCTTTATATTTTCTTGTTGTTTGTGCGACTATTGTTGCCATGTCTTATTTATTAGTTGTTTGCCGTTATCTTACTGATATAGGATTCAGTTCCTATTAAATTTTTAATGAGATATTCTTGAGTCTGACCAACATCTTCCAGTTTTGTTATAGTGCTATAATCTTTCATTAAATTTAAACCTTCTCTATAGAAATTCCAATCATGTTCTCTTCTGGATGCGATTAAATTATTTGCAGCTAGAACATTCGCATAAATTGAATTTGCCATCGAAAGTGTTATATTCGACCATACGTTTGATGCAACTAATCTTAATGTATTATTGACCGAAATAACATTTGGAACAATCAACACATTGTTATTCGATATATCTTCAGCCACAAATAAACTAGTCATAGATCCCAAAACAGGTGTAGCATCTTGTCTGTTATCCGTAGCATTTAATAACATGACCAAATCTCTACCTAAAGATATGATTTTGTCGTAATCTGGATATTCTATAACTATTTCCGTATCCTCAATAATGTTATCTGTAGCAGCGGAAACGCCTGAAACATTATTTGTGTGGGATTTGAAGTTTTCGATTTCTATCAACAAATTAGCTGTAGTTGCTATGATGTTGGCACTTTGAGCAGTTGCATTAGCATTATCATAAAATTCTATACTAATAAAAGTATTGTATAAATTATAAACATTTGCTTTTAATGAGTTTGAAACATTTAAAACTGGATTCTTATAATAGTTTGTTGATGAGGTAACATTCGAGTTAGCTAAATCGGATATCTGCCAATCTTTAAGAACTATAGGTTGTGTATTTAAAAACTCTTTAGTTCCATCACTTAAATTGATAGCATCTCCAAATTTGGAGGTATCAAAACTAAAATCTAATCTTCCATATAAAACATTCGCTGTTGCCATTTATCATCCTAAATCATTTTTTTAAGTGGTGTTGAAGTGGGACCTTTGAATGCCATATGATTATGAATATTATGTTGCATTCTCATACCCATCATAGAACCTGTCGCATCTTTAACAAGAGTTCCAGAAATTATAGGTGCATTCACAGAAACAGCAGCAGTAACAGTCATCGGTAAAGCAACTACGGATCCTACAGCAAGACCTCCAGCTTCAGAAACGAATCCCAGAGGTCCTGCGGTAACTTGTGTTCCACCATTAACTTTAGTAATAGCGGTCACCATATCCGCATTTAAAGATCCTGCAACCTGCAAATCACTATCGACATAGGTTAAACTTCCTGCTCTCAAATTTATTACACCATCAGGAATCAATGAAGTGGGATTTCCAGAATTTATAGAAACTTCACTTAAAGATTGCATAACAGATTCACCAACAACTGTTTGTGTAAACCTTCCTCTAATTTCTTGTATGAGGTCACCATCTATTCTTTCATATTTGTCACCTTTTACATGAACAACAGAATCACCCTCAATTGTAATGTTACAAACACCTTTGATTAGTACATTATTTCTTCCAGCTATAATTTGATAATTATCTTTTATTACTTTAGTTACAAAATCTCCGTCGGAATGCATCTCAAAAAAGGTACCATTTCCTTTAGTTTTGGCGCCCCCATGCGATAAACGAATTCTTTCTCTATCCTTTGTGTCATCCATTTCAAATAAATGACCAGAACCGGTCTGTGTAGCCTTATTGTAAGGATAAACAGGAGGATTTTCTTCACTTGCTTCTGATTCTGGCTCAAGCCATGAATAATCTTTTTCTGGTTTGGTTGTCATATTTTTAAAGTTTTAGTAACAGTTCCTGCTGCAACTCCAATCGTTGCAGTAGTGGCGGCCGCACTGGCTGCGGCTTCAGCAATTTTTCCGGTCGTTTCTATCGCGGCCGAAAATGTGGATTTAATTTCATTTGCCAATTCAGAAAAAGCTGCGCTATCACCAGAATCTCCGGTCGAATCTGTAAAAAGATCCGCAAATCCTTTCGCTAAAGCTTTATATAAATTATTCAAACAATCCTTTAAGAGTGCTAAAATCTTAGCAGGAAGAGACAGAATATACTTAATCATTTCATTAACTTTTTTTATAAAATTATTAAAAACTTCTACCGCATCATTAATATCTTTTAAAAATTTTTGTATTCTCTTCAATTCTTCAGCTATATTTTTTGCAATCTCGGCAAATCTGGAAGATGCACCATCTGGGCTCAATCCCAAAGTCTTTAAAATTGCTCGTATTGCTTCTCTTATTATTTTCATAAATTCAGTAAATTTTAATCTCACCCAAGAAGCTGCCCTACTCATTTCATTGGAGATATCACATACATGTTCTCGATTATTATTCGAAATTGCTTGAGGTGTTCCTTCGATATCACCTCTTGCAATTCTAGCAATAATTGGTTCACCCAAACGATCAACTGCGATCTGTGAAGCTGGAGCAGGAAGATTATTTTTCTGTTCTACAGTTAATTGTCTCGAAAACCCTATGCTAGTGGAAGTTTCAATTTCTTTTATTCCGGGTAAAATACCAATAATAATTGGAACTTGAGCATTTTCGACTCCATCAGCAAAATATCCTATAACCCAATCATCAAGTTTAGCAGTTAAATTTCTCGACCCATCTGGAGAAAAAGTTGAGATTGCCCAAGGCAAATCTTCTGATGGAAGTTGCGTCAAATTTTCAGTATGATAATTTATAATCCTAACACGCATTCTACCCAAACGCAATGGATCATCAATATTTTCTACAACACCTACCCATATATCATTCATAGGCAATCAACGCTCCTTCTTGCTGTTTCGTACTGGTATAAAATGCTTCTCTATTATTAGAATCGGTAGCTAATTCCAAAACAGTTTCGTGTTTCTGATAAGTTATTATTTGTCTGCTTGCAATAATTAAATATTTTCCGCTCAAAGAATAATCAATATCATCCATTATTTTGCCTTGCTGCGATCTATTAGGTATTAACATATCCATCGTCAATCCAGATGTTAAATCGAAATTGCCAGGAGTAGATATTTTAATTCTTTGATTTAATAATGCTCTAAATGCAGCCTCTCTTTGAATAATATAATTGTATGTATCGTCATCATAATTAATCATTTCTGGATAATTTTGTTTAACATAATCGCTAGTCTGCGAAAAAACTGAACAAGGAAAAATTTTCACTTTAGAATCGAACATTTCAATATTTTTTCTTCCCGTCTTATTTTCGACAACTCCTATATTTGGAGTTTTATTGGCGTGTTCAGAACTGGTATACAATGTTTCATAATTGACATATTTTTTTGCAATCGATCTAGTCAATATATCAAATCCAATAAAAGTTCCAGCATACATTCCTGAAGTTATGCCTTTATTATAATCAAACTGTGAAATGACTTCAAAACTGGTAGCACCCAAAAGTTCACCACTAGAATCGCCTGATAAATTTTTAGGTTGTAAATTTATTGTATAAACAGGATCATTGGAGAGTAATGTCGAGGTCGTAACAAAATTATAACCTGTTTTATTTTCGAAAAATAAAAAAGTAGGAGATTCTTTAATGTTTACTGCCTTTCTTGCACAAAGTTGTATAGCATCAAAAGGTGTTTTTCTGGGTATCAATAGTTTCCTAACGCCAATCGAGTTCTCGAAAAAGGAAATAGACTTATTTTCTATTCCTAAATGTTCCCTTAAAATGTTCGATACAATATCAGAATATGTTCCATTAAATGATTGCGATAATTTTAATTGTTGCGACAAAATAAACTCATCAGAAACAAAATGTAAAATGTAAGTTTCAGATGAAAAATTGGGAGATTCTCTCGAACTTTGTTTCCAGATTCTAAATGATTTTCTGAAAGTAGCTAATTCTTCCGTTTTACCCATTTCAATAATTAAAACTTCAGATCCATCAAAAGATAATTTATTTGAAAGACCCAAAGATTCTTTAATTAGAATTGTGCCAGTAATACAGGGAGTAAAAATGCCATCATAGATATTAATCTCTTCAAAATAACCACTTATATCAATAATTCCAACTTTTGAAACTATTGAAAGATTCTTTAATTTATACTGAGTGGTCTTAATTATTTTATTATCGGACATCAGACATCACTCGAATAAATTCGTTATGTACAATTTGAGCATATTCCGGTTTCAATATTCTCAAATTTCTTTTACTTTCATTTTGTTCATTTTCATACTCAAAATAACTTTTTGTAGTTTTTGATACATCGATTCTCAAAACACTATTTTCGGGCAGTGTATAATCAGTTGAACTAACCGATATGTTGGCATAAGCAAAAGGGTCAACTTGAATAATATCAATATGTTTACTACCATCAAAAGTATTTGTTTTAGTTTCGACTTTATAATATGAGTGAGTATTATCTCTAGCCCATTCATACCCGGTTTGTCCTGGAGTATTAGCATATGCAGAGTATTTGGTGTTCGCACATTCAACTAGAGATTCTTGGTCTAAAGGCCAGTCATTTTTAACATCAATGATATTATTCATTTTCATGATGATCCAGTGATTCTCCGATGTTCCATAAATTTTGTGAGATAAATTTTCTGGAGTATCACCGTCTTTTATTGTGTATTCGTAATATAAAACCGAATTTTCGGTCAAGTTATTATCGAATGAAAAACCAGTAGTTAGGTTTGTTACTGTTTGTATGTCCGTATAATTATTTGATAAACTATATGGTGTTGTTGGAAAATATTTAAAATAACGGGGCATTTCATTTATTCTCCGAGACGAATTCTATTTTCTTCAGATTGATAATTCAATTTAGTCATTATATCAGTTTCTTGGAATCCTAGAGACATTCTTATTGCAAATGGCATACCCGTACTTCCATATTTTGGTGTGGTATCTTTAGGCGATTCGAATGTGTGGAATCCTTTCGGTGCATAATCGACATCGATTGAAGTTAAAACACAAGTCGATATATTAGGTATGTTTGGATTTCTAATTCCATTATAATAAAATTCAATATCAAATTCTGAAGGAGGAACCATAAAATATCCAGCAGTTCCTCTCATAATTTCCGGTGCTTGATGAAATCTCAGTCTCTCTATTATTTTTTGAACTTGATAACCTTCTTTTTCGCTTCTGGGATAAAACATAAAATCAAATCTGAAATTACGAAAGGATGGCGAACCGTAAATTAATTCCATTCTAGGGTTTTGAACAAGCCCAGTAGTTGCAGAAAATATTCCTCGGAAAGAATCAGCACCTAAAGATTTTCCTAAAATGGAAGTTATACCTTGTGCTATAAAGGGGCTTATGTTAGTTCCCAATTGTTTTGCATTAATACGACCCGACATAAATTCATCGGCAATCGAGACTCCTGTTCCAATCTTATTAGCTAATTCCGGTCCTATGTTTAATGTATTATAAATTTGTTGGTCACTATAATTCAACGTATCTGGCATGTAAAGAGCAACAGCATCGAGTGTTTTTTTGGTTGTTCTCAATCCTTTTGTATTGCTTAATGATCCTAATCGATCTTCAAAATTTTGTTTTGCTCCTGAAAAGAAATCTTTTCCACCCGAATAAACTGCTCCAAGACCAGTTGCTTGAGAAAATCCTTCAACTGCACGATCTAAAGCACCAGCATAAGAAACAGCCCCTTCTGTGAAATTTTGAGGCAAAGCTTCTGATATAGTTTCACCTAAACGTTGAACTCCATTAATAACAGTCTTTGCTTGACCTGCGATATTTGTTGCACCTGTAGCAGCAAACAATCTGTTATTATTCTTTTGTGCTTGCGAAAGAGGATCGGTATCAAATGTGTAATCATACATGGACATTTCTTGGGTGTTTATTCTAATTAACATAAAATGCCCTCTTCCAGCAGAGGTGTCACCCAAATCTATAGGATATCTGTAAGTGTTGTATTTCGATAATATGTCTGTGCCAATACTAAAAGTTGTTCCAACTTGCTTTTCAAAAGAGATATCACCTAGTGTGAATAGGCCCATGATTGTCCTTAAAAGTTTACTACATATTTATATGTCATACGGAAAAAACACTTATAAGGGTTGGTTTACACCTCAAAACCCACAAAAGTACAAAGGAAACCCAGAAAATATCATCTACCGATCATCTTGGGAACTCCGTTGTATGAAATACTTTGATGATCATCCGAATATCGTTTGGTGGTCATCAGAAGAATTAGCTATTCCTTACATCTCTCCGGTTGACGGAAAAAGACACCGATACTTTCCCGATTTCATCATAAAAGTACAAAGGAAAGACGAAACAGTTATGACTTATGTTATTGAAGTGAAACCGGAAGCACAAACTAAAAAACCTACTCAAAAGAAGAAAACTAAGAAATTCATTCAAGAAGCTGCAACATACGCAATCAATCAAATGAAATGGAAAGCAGCAGATGAATTCTGCCATGAACATGGATGGCAATTCAAGATACTTACGGAGAAAGATTTAGGATTAATCTGAACCAAGGACACCAATACTTATAATCCAGGAACCTAAAAAACAGGTTAACATAAGGCAAATAAATAGAGCCATGGCATATTTAATGGATCGCATCAATCAACAGTTATCTAAAACTGGGTATGAGGCTCGCTCAAAGCAAGCTAGAACATGGTTGCGTTCTAAAATTCCAGATTTGAATCCTACAGCAAGGAAGATTATGACTGGAGGAAATGAGAGAAAAACGATAACCAGTATTATTGGGCATATGTATTTTTTCTATTATGATCCCAAAACTAAAGACACTCTTCCTTATTATGATAGATTCCCTTTGGTTATTCCTATTCAACTGTATAAGGATGGATTTCTAGGTCTGAATCTACACTATATTCACCCTAAACATAGAATAATACTTTTAGACAAATTAAGCAGTTTTGCTTCAAATCATGTATACGATCAAAGTACAAAACTTAGACTAAATTATCAAGTTCTCTCTTCATTTTCCCAAGCTTATGAAGCAACACCATGTTTGAAGCGATATCTTTCCAATCATGTCGAATCTAGATTTGTAGAAATACATGCGAACGAATGGGACATTGCTGCTCTTTTACCGGTTGAGCAATTCCAAAAAGCAAGCACCAGCAAAGTCTGGGCAGATTCAAGGAAAAAATTCTAATGGCATTCTTACCACAATTATTTTTATCAAATATAAAAGCAAAGGAAGGGCTTGCAAGACCAAATCGTTTTCAAGTCATACTTCCTATTCCTCAATACATAAGTCAATTTGTTGAGTCGAGTTTGATAGAAACCCTATTAAATCTTCCTAATAGTATATTTTCGGATATTACCGCAAGAATGCAAGGAGATGATAATAGCAGAAGCTACAATCCAACGATGTCCAGATATCTTGCTTTACAATGTGAAACAGCAGAACTACCTGGAAAATCTATTCAAACAGACACCGTAAGCATTTATGGACCAACATTCGAAGTTCCTTATTTGGCATCTTACGGAGATACAAGTCTAACATTTTTGTGTACAAATGAATTTTATGAGAGAAAATTGTTTGATAAATGGCTAGAGGCTATGATTCCAAATGACACTCATAATATTAGATTTCCTAAAGGCGAACAAACAACTTACCTAACTAATATAAAAATAATTCAATACGATGACACAATCAAACAAATTTATGCAGTAGAATTAATGGATGCTTTTCCAAAAGCAATAGCATCACAACCTTTGAGTTGGTCGGATGACGGTTTTCACAGATTAACTGTTTCTTTTACATATCACAAATATAGAACAATATATCAAGGTGGTTATGATTTTGCAGCATTCTCTGCTGCATTGCTTGGAGCTGGAATCGCTGGTACGCCAACGGCAGCAGCACTTGTAAATCAACTAAAAGGAACAAAAGCGCAAATATTCAGTTTATTTTAATTTGGAGTTTTTATGTTACCAAAAATTGATGTGCCTTTATATTCGATAACGCTACCTCTTTCGAATAAAAAGATTAAGATCAGACCTTTTCTAGTTAAAGAAGAAAAAATACTTCTGATGGCAATGGAATCAAATGATGAAGAGTCGATTCTTTTAGCAATCAAACAAATTGTAAATAATTGTTGTATGGATAAAATTGATGTCGATGAACTTCCAATTTTAGACTTAGAATTTATATTTTTAAATTTGAGGGCTAGATCAATCGGTGAAATGGTTGAATTAGAATACAAATGTAACAACGACATTAAAGTGGAAGAAGAAACAAAAAAATGTGAAAATTTAGTAAAAATAGAATTTAATTTACTAGATATAGAAATCAAAAAACAAAGCGAAAATAAAAAGAAAATTCAATTAACGAAGAAATTAGGAGTCATGATGAAATATCCTAATTTTAATGTTATAAAAAATGTAGAGAATTTATCCGAAACGGAACAAATAGGAAAAATGATTGCAAATTGTATTGAATACATTTTTGATGATGAAACAATTTATTATACAAAAGATGTTAGTGAACAAGAAGTCGTTGATTTTATCGATAGTTTAACAAGTGAACAATTTTTGAAGATACAAGAATTTTTAAATGATGTTCCAAAATTAGAAAAAACATTAAAGTTTAAATGCAACAAATGTTCATATGAAGAAGATTTGCGTTTAGAAGGAATCCAAAGTTTTTTCGTAT